TTTGCAGAAAATTGCCAAGCAATTGGGGGTTGTTTATCAGCAGGATACTTAGGCCAAGGGTAAATGTCATTAATGTTAGTACTACCAGAAAGGTACCAATCCAGTTCGGCTGTGATGTACTCGTCGTTTGGAACTCCAAAGATCGCGGGCTCGTCTGCGATAAATGAAGCGCCAAGCAACTCAATTGTGTTTTGTCCAGTTTTATCGACTGTAAAGGCTTCGCTTTCAAGTTCTGCAATAAAATGTTGTCTGACATCCTTAACTCCCATTTGCATTTGATACTCGCTTTCTTAAATCACTAGTAGAAAACCTGTGATCTCTCTTGTTAAAGTAAAGTTCAATACCACGATTACGGCATTCATCTTTACCAGTAAAATCTTTCTGTCTATACTCTTCACCAAGTATCCTAACATTAATTGGATACATGTTTATTATATCAATTAAATCCGCTTCTGTACAATAAATAATGACTTCATCGACATATTTTATTGCAGCGAGTTGTGCTTGTCTTTCAACAACACTTTGTACCGGTGCATTCTTTTCAGCACGATCAAGAGTAGGATCTACCTGCAAAGCAGCAATCAAATAATCACATTGCGATTTTGCTTCTCGTAACATGCTAATATGACCGGCATGAAGTAAGTCAAATGTTGATGCTGTAAATCCTATCTTCAATGTGTCCTCCGTCCATCAAATACACAAACAAAGTAACATCCGTACGGGCCTGCATGCACGCGATGGAATACACCATCTTCAATAAGAACTACATCACCGACTTTAACATTAACAGTTTTGTCATCCAGTTCCATTTTACCAGAACCTTTGACAAAGTAATACACTTCTTCTTGGCCAGCATGGCTATGACCTGAAGTACTTTTCTTTGGCTTAAGCTTAGTGCTACTTACAACAAGATTATTAAGTAACTTATTATCTTTTACAATGTAGCGGTCATCTTCTTTAACAACCTCGCCACCAATATCATCAATCGCTAGTTTCATCAAGAGTTACCTCAAATTTTGCTGGTCGGTTTAACATATCACGAGTACCATCTTGACCTTCAATACCTTGATTCATATAAGCAGCAAAGAAAGAAGCATAGTTAGCAAGATCAACACATGAATCTTCGAGTGATTCAAAGTTTTGTTCATAGTTAGGATCATGTTCCATAGCCTCAAGTACAGACTGCATACGAAGAACTTTTGCATACATTGTATCGAGTAGAGTAGCACAACCGCGTGGATAGTAATCCGCTTGCTTTACACGTGAATTGGGATTTTGATAATCATTAGATTTTTTGACTTGTATTTCAGCACATCGCTGAAGAAATTTAAGAGATTCTTTCATACCTTACTCCATTGTTAGATTTATTATACCACACTTTTCACTTAATGTAAAGGAGAAATTACATATTTTTGTAGACATATTCAAGTGCACGATCTGCTTCTTTATCCATTGGCCTGTTCTCATACCAATTGCCTGTTTCCATATCGAATTCACGACATAGCTTTGAAATTTCTGCAGCAGTAATTGGATATTGTTTTTTTACTGCGTTACCGGCAAGTGCTACCATAATCTGATACATCTTATGATACCAACCGGTTTTATTTATGACTCGGTATTCTGACTCGAGTTGACGAGGGAAGAAGGGACAGTCACGATAGGACGACCACACCACGTTAGTGTTATCCATTTTTCCTTTACGATGTTCGATGATTTGTCTTTGCATTTCTTCTGGCAATCGATCAAAGAAGTTATTGAGGTTTGCTTTTTCAGCATAAGGCCATTTCCTCATAAGTTTAATAGGATCAATGTATTCGCCAACATGATTAAAGATAAAGTTGTAAGCATTAGCATATTCACCAGGGACATAATACATTCGACTAAGATCTTTAGTTTGCTTATCTGCTAGATCACCGAGCTCGCTATTAAGTGCAAACCAAAAATGTTTGATGTTATCTACAGGAACTGATGATGTAAGAGGAAAGACTAATCTAAATTTAGGGTTAGCCTTTGTACTACTTGCTGTGCTATAACAAACATAATGATATTGAGCAAACCTTTCGGCTAATACTTCTTTTAATTTACCACCGCATTCAAAATCATCAACATCAACAGCACACCAACCTGACCATTCAACTACATTAGCATTAGCACGAGTTGTATCGAGTAAGTATGTGGCTGGAGACATAAGGACTGCATCTTTCTTAGATGCAAATGGTCTTTCGGCTAGTTTATACAACGCAGTTTCGAACGAATGGAAGTTCTTAAAATCCATTCGTTCGTGAGTTTTATTATCAAATACACTCTTAAAAAGTGTTAGTGAAATACCCGTGGTTGCCGCCATGTTCTGGGCCTTTCCATCCATCTGGCTTGATGAGATCTGGCAAGCCGAGTGGGTTAGGTCTGGATTCTTTGACACCGGATTCTTTAGACATGTTTGCATTATGTATCTCATTCCAAGCTTTATGTGCATCAACACCAAAGGCATCCATAGTACCAATAGCCACAACACATAGATCAATTAATCCATCGACAATTTCTTCAGGATCTTTTACGTCTACAGCATTAGCTGTTTCACCAAGTTCTTCTTGTAAAAATTTAATTCTAAACTTTAAAAATTCTTGTAGTTTTTCTTTATCGCCAGCAACGAGTTGTTTCGAAACCCAATCATGGACTCCAAACTTACGATGCATATCATTAATATCTTGTACCCAATTTTCAGACATATTCAATCCTTTTCCATTTTGTATATTATACCATAGTTTCATTGTAATGTACATACTTAATCATTATGTAATTCCAATTGTTCTTTAACTGTGTCTAGTCTTTTTCGCATGTAAATAACAATAGGATTCATAGCAATACTATATTCCATCTTTTTTTCAGCAAGAGCAATTTCTTCTTCTAAAAACTTTAAACGATCTAAATCAGTTAATACCATTATGCAAAAAACTCCTCCAAGGTCATTTGATCTTCAACATTCCAACCTACGGCATCAAGGATTGATTTTAATGGTTCAACAAAAGTTTTGTCAAATTGTAGATCGTAATCTATATATCGATCTATTCCAAGTTCTTTTGGTAAATGCTCAGGAAATGCAATAACATTTTCGCGGATCTTATTAGGTAACTTAAGATAACAAAACTTAATACGATCGCCATTGTGTACTAGCTCATATTTTTCTTCTAAGTGATATTCTTTTAGATACTTATTGTATAAGAGAGAACCCCGCACATGAATAGGAGTACCTTTCTTATAGATCATTTTCCGGTCTTTCCATTCCGTAATGTTCGTGACTCCACGCGGAAACGATACGCTTTCGGCAGGAAGACTTTTGAACTCATTCTTAAACGTTTGGATAAAGTCTTGGGTTTGCTTTTCATCTCCGGAGATGATAATCTTAAAAGCTTCTTTAAACTTACCGCGCACAATCTCAGGTGTAGAAGACTTAATAGCTTCAATACCCATGATTTTAAGTTTTGGTTCGGCATATTGTACACCTTCATTATTGTGGACATTAAGGATATATCTTTTCTTTGCTGTCCATATACCACGATCAGCTATAGCTTCCCTAGACATTTCCATACGATTCTTATAACCATTCATATTTATGAACAGTTGATCATATGCTTTTGCAAGCACAGGTTCAAAATGTTCTTTACAAATCTTATCGAGAAAAGCAACTGGATCTTTAGGATTAAGTTGAGATACTAATGGACCAAAGTTACAATAAAGACTATCCGTATCAATTGCAATGACATAATCTTTATCCGTCTTAAGTATTTTATTCATAGCTTCATTCATAGCTTTTTCAGCCCATTGAATTGCTAGCTGGCCAGATAATGTTACACCTTCGGCTAGTCTTAAGTCAAAATACCGAAAGTACTTGTTGCCGAGTGCACCATAGAGAGAGTTCATAAGAATTTTAATAGCAAGTTGTTTATTACTTAGTGTATTAATTTCACGTTCAAGCTCAACAGTTTTAGTTTTCTGATATTGTTTTTCAGATGCTAGCTGCATCTTTTTAACAGAAGACCTTTCACTATAGTAATCTTCAATGATAGTTGGAATAACACCTTGCTTATCTTTACGATAGGTAGAACCATTGGCCGCAGTAGAAAAATCAATGTCAGTTTTATTACCATCCATATAGTAATCCACACCACCGTATGTAGAATTACCAGTCAATGTTTCGGGTGACATATTGTATTGTACAATAAGATTAGGATACAGAGAATTCAAATCAAATGAAACTACCCAATCATGCAAACCAATCTGAGGTTCTTTAACATAACCACCAGCAAATTGAGTCTTGAAGTTATCACCAATTTTAATTGGTGGTACAATTTTATTTGAAAGTAGTTTACGATATATAATGGATTCCCATATTGAAGTAACACCAAATGTGTCAGTATAGTTAACACCACCTTTGTATGCCACTGTCATAGCAAGTGTGATGAGTCCCATCTTTTCTTCAAGTCTTTCAATCAATTGCACATCTTTAATATTATAGTCAATGTATTTTTGAAAGTCTTCTTTATATAGATTTTTAAGAGAACCGAATTCATCGTATGATAATTTCTTTTCGCCAAGAACTACATACGCAATATGATTAAGTTTATAAGATTCTTGAGGACCATAAGTATAACCAAATTTTTTGAATAGATCTAAGTAATCAAGTGTTTGAATACCGCGCAAATCATATGTTTCATCAGTCCGGCCCATTCTTGTAATTTGCCGATAGTCAACCATACCCCACGGTGAAAACTTTTTTACTTGATCAATACCAAGAACTTTAGCAACACGATTCACAAGGTATGGAATATCAAAGAACTTTACATTCCAACCAGTAATAACATCAGGTGATGAGTATTCATTACCAAAATAATCAAGGAACTTAAGCAATAGGTCCCACTCATCTTCGCATTTAATATATTGTACTGGTTTAATAAGCGCAGCTTCTTTATTATAGTCACCGCATGCCCACACGCGATACACATTATCTTTTGAAGATTTAGTGGTAATAGCTAATACAGGATGTTCAGCTTTATCAGGCGTAGGGAATCCATTATCATAATCTGTTTCAATATCCAATGACATAACATTCACGGCATCACGGTTGAATTCAATTTCACGTGGAAACTTTTCTGTTATGTATTGGTGAATATAGTTAGTGGTTCCATAGATATTAAAACCACTAACATCTTTATATTGCTCAAGCCATGCTTTTGCTTCACGCATGGTTGGCATCTCAACAGCTCCAACAGGAACTTCATCCAAACCAGACCAACCAGTAACCTTTTGAGCTGGTACATAAAACTTAGGTGAGAATGTTTCTTTTTTAATTACTCGTTTACCGCTAGCATCATAGCCGCGATAAAGCATTGAGTTTCCATAACGAACAACAGACGTGTAAAATGACGACATATAACCTCCAATTCAAGATATAATTATACACTATTTTGGGGTAAATGTACACCGCTAAATGCGCTAGACAGCAAATGATTCTCCGCAACCACAGGACGCAGTTGCATTAGGATTTACTACCTTTAAGTAAGCTCCACCGAGCTCTGATACATAATCAACAATACAACCGGCCACGTACATTTCTGCCATAGGATCTAACACTAGTGCTCCACCGTATGGCTCACTCCATGTAACGTCAGGCCAGTTCTTTTTAAAATCCCATACATACTGAAAACCAGAGCAGCCACCACCTTTGACACCAAGAGTAACAAGATCGTCGCCCCTGACTTTATCAAGATATTCTATGGCTGCTTCTGTTACTTCAATCACGAACTTGCTGCATTCTTTTTACAAGCCGATCAGCACGATTAGTCACTTGCCGATACCAAGCGCTATCAACCATTTCAATCGCAGCTTTATGCCAGTCACGAGCATCTACACCACGTTTCATTCCTTTAAATTTAGATAAACGAGGACGGCCCATATTAAACATCATGTTTGCTATAATTTGTTGGACTTCTTCTGGCAAATCATCGAAGTCTGGATAGAGGATTCTGCATTCCGATAACACGACTTCAACATCTTTATCGAAGCATTCGTTAACTCGGCTCTCTGTGATAGCTGTTCCAACTGGTTGCCCAGATTCAGGATCACTATCAAGAACCAAATGGCCGATGCCAAAAGTAGGGAGATCCAAATGGTCGAGGTAGATTTCATATTTCACACCTTCATCAATTTTTAGTTGTTCTCTTAGATTATCAATATTCATTACCACGTAGCTCCTTTTACTTCCATATAGCAGTTACGGTCCGGCTTGCTATCTGCTTGCTGAACCCAGTTAAGTTCTTGAATTAAACGATTATACCAGTTTTTATCATGCTGGTCATGTGCTTTATTCATATCGTCCATGAGCTGGCTGATACGAGCTTTTATATAATTTTTTCTACGATTTTCTTGTACGTTACTAAAACTATTTCTCATCATGTATTCTCCAAAGTAAATGAGTCAGGTAAATCTCTTAAAGGTTGTTCGCAATCACATCTATTACAAACATCGTTAATGCATGTCATGCATTCTGTTGTTAAACAATGGCATCTACAACCACAGTTTTTACAATAGCGTGGTGGACCTTGCATATTACCTCCTACGTTAAA